TCTTTTAATTTAAAAGTTCCTGCATATTTCTGGTTAACGAATTCGCCCGGCTCACCCATTCCAATAAAAAAATATGTGTCTTCGCCAATAATACAATTTTCTCTATCACAAACGGGACTCCCCGATGCTACAACTAATTTAGAAAGTTCAAATAATTTTGTAATAGGAAATGACGATCCAACTTTACCTATTGATGATAAATTCAATGCGCGACCCGATCAAAGACGAACGGGCAGTTCAATAACACCAAAACGAGGTGTTGTGCAGACAGCTAATCCTGAAATTATGCCAGCTATTCTTAACCCAGAATTAAGCGCGCAATTATCTGAAGAAGCTAGCGCCGTAGTAGTTGATCCTGCCGCCGCTTCCGCCGCCAGAGGCGTAGAGCCCCCAGTGTATGTAAAAAATACGTTGCCTGTTTATCCTTCAAATGACATAGAAATATCGATAGGTAATGAAGTTAATTATGTAAAAATAGTTAGCGAAAATAAGACAACGGGTGAGACTGTATATACCTCGACGAATTTAGGAGATATGAAAATTATACCTACAAACAAACTTTAAACTACTTATAAATTTCTAATTGTATTAGATTCGTGACTTCTTACAAGATACTTAATATTGAAATTCGACTGTGAAGGAGAATAGTAATGGCCGAACAAGTTTTTAGATCTCCCAATTTTTATGAACGTGAAATCGATCTTTCAGCACCGACAACGGCGGGTCCAGTTGGGACTCCAGCAGGTATTATAGGACCAACCAACAAAGGTCCTGCATTTGTTCCTATTACTTTTGCTAACTTTGGAGAATTTATTACTACATTCGGTAATCTGGATCACAAGTATTTTGGTCCATATGCTGTTAATGAATTTTTTAAAAATCGTACTTCTCTCACTTATCTTAGAGTGTTAGGTGCCGGCGCAAATTCTACGCTCGTAGATTTTGATAATACTTTTGTCAAAGGCGTAGTAAAAAACGCAGGATTTTCGCTACCCGGTACAACTGCTGTCGCCGACTCCCGCCATAAAAAAGTTGTTCAATTTCTTGCCGCACAACACACGGTCTCCGCGAATGAAGCATTCGGCATGCCGATGTTTAGCGATAATAATACATTTCCTAGCACAGCCGCAGGTACAGAAGTTAATTTAATTCGTGGCATGATTATGGTGCCAAATACTGCTCGCGTTTTTGTTCTTGACGGAAATGAAGTAACGCCTGCCGCGGCAAGCATTGCTACCATAAACGATGAAGCTCAAGCTAAATTAATTAATGGAAAGCCTAAAATTAAAATTGTGATTTCTTCTTCGCTAGGCTCATCATTTGCCAACGATGAAAATATAAGAGGAATTAGAATTTTGACTGCGTCGTTTGATCCGTCGGCTGCAGATTATTTTGCTAAGATTCTAAACACAGACCCAGATAAATTTTATACACAACAACATTTTCTAGCTGCGGATTTTGCTGTTGATGCACAAGTGGCCGAGGTAGCTGCAGATAATTACGTTGCTACGCTGTCAGGTTCTGCTTTTACTGATTCTTCTTCAGGCGATCCTTCTTTGACATTTAGAGAAATATTCGGAGCTTATAACACTCGTTATAAATCTCCTCAAACACCGATGTTTATTTCTCAACCGTTTGGTAAAACAGAATATGATTTATTTAAATTAGAGTCGCTTGATGATGGTGAATACTCTAATCAATTGTATAAGGTGTCTATTTCAAATATCAAGGCAAGTATTGATGCGTCGAATAAGTACGGTACTTTTAATGTATTGATTAGAGACTTTGATGATAACGATATTACACCCGTTATTTTAGAACAATTTATTAATTGCAGTCTAGATCCTGATTCAGATAGCTATATCGCTAAAGTAATAGGAGATCGTAAGGTTTCTTTCCACTTTGACGCTATCGATCCCCGCGAGCGCCGCCTGCGCGCATCTGGTAAATATCCAAATAAATCGCGATATGTTAGGATTATTATGTCTGAGCAGTTAGAAAAAGGAATGGTTCCTGCTGCTGCTCTTCCGTTTGGATTCCACGGACCATCGTTATTAAAGACGAGCGATAATATTAATGCTTTTTCAACCGTCGACGCTCGTCGTCTCGCAGGCGTCGGTTTGTCAAACATCGCCACGCATCTTTTGACTGGATCAGTATTACCCCCTATTCCATATCGTTATAAAGTAACTAGAGGCGAAATTTCTACGCTAAATTCAAAAGCAGGTTCTCCCGGAACGAAAGAAGTAACGTTACCTGCACTTTATTGGGGTGTTAAGTTTGAGCGCAACGCGTCTTCTAATACCAATGACGTTTTAAATCCAAACGTTTTTTCAGAAAAGAATAGCTTAATTGGAACGTTGACAAAGTTTATGGGTATTGAAAAACTTGGCGCCGTTCATACTGGTTCGAATGTTGATTCTTTTAACAACAATAAATTTACTCTTGCTCATGTAGCGTTAGGCAATACTTCGTTGAATGACGTGACTGGTTCTGTTTCGTCTCACATGAAGGAAGCAGCATATATTAGAAATGCGATTCCTGATTCTACAGATTACACAGTTAGTGATGGCGTCGTTTCTGGTCGCGTTACTTTAGCAACGTTACTAGCAAAAGCGACGCCTGGTAATTATAATAGATTCTCTACTTTTGCCAAGTTTACTACTTTTGTGTATGGAGGTTTTGACGGTGTAAATTATTTAGATCGAGATGCGCGCAGATTAAATGATAAATCTACTTCTTTCGATTCAGACGTTCTTTCTGTCGGTGGCGCGGCGTCTGATTATACTGCTCCAGGCTTTGGTTCTGCTGTTAATGGTACGGGAAAAGAAAATAACGGAGTAGCTTCTTATAATACAGCTGTTGATATTATGACCGACCCTTATGCAGTCGGAATCAATATATTGTCGCTGCCAGGTATTCGTGAACCATATATTAATGATATTACTTCGAAAAAAGTTGCAGATTATGGTTTAGCTCTGCATCTTATGGACATACCATCATACAGCGATGAAGGATATCGTTTATATGACGATTCAACGCTTAAGCCGAGTATTCAAAAGACAGTTAATAATTTTGATACCCGCGCGATCGACAATAACTATGTTTCGACATATTTTCCAGATGTGTTTATAGATGATACAGTTAATACTCGCAGAGTTAAAGTTCCTGCTTCAGTCGCGGCCTTAAGTGCGTTAGGCTTCAACGATAGAGTAGCGTATCCCTGGTTCGCTCCGGCAGGTTTTAACAGAGCAGCTCTAGACTTTGTAAAGAATGTCGCAGTAAGATTAAACGTTTCAGATAGAGATGTTCTTTATGATTCACGCATTAATCCGATAGCTACGTTCCCTCGATTAGGTTTTGTTATCTTTGGTCAAAAGACTTTGCAGATCAATAAATCTGCTCTTGATAGAGTCAACGTGCGTCGTCTTCTTCTAGAAGTTAAAAGAATTATTATCGGTATCGCAAATCGCCTTGTCTTTGAACAAAATACGCCGGCCGTGCGCAATAGGTTTGTGGCGGATTCAGTGTTTCAATTAGGTTTGATTCAAACACAAGCAGGACTTGAAGCATTTCAGGTTGTGATGAATGAAACGAATAACACGCAAGAAGATATAGATCTTAATCGATTAAACGGTCGTATTGTTGTCGTTCCGACAAGATCGATAGAATATATTGCAATTGATTTCATTATAACTAATGCGGGTGTTCAATTCGTGTGAGAAATTTGACGTGAACTATATAGTTAACTTAGCAGTTAGAATGGAGCATCGTAGATGGCACAGCTAAAACTAGGCGCCGCAGGCGTAACAGTAAACGAGATTGATATTTCAGGACCACTTACACAATCGCCGACGGGTATTCCTGCAGGAATAATCGGTACTGCAAAACAAGGACCAGCTTTCGTACCTATCGTTGTTGGTACTTTATCAGATTTTGAATCTAAGTTTGGCTCAGTAGATAGTAAACATTTCGGTCCGATAGCTGTTTTAGAATGGCTGCGAAATGCTAGATCGGTAACTTATCTTCGTGTGCTCGGTGTTGGAGATGGATTAGAACGACAAGATGCATCTGCAAATTATCCTGGTTCGGTGTTAAACGCAGGATTCGTCGTTGGAGAACAACAACCCAGTGGAACGGTAGGAAAGCTCGATAAAAATATTTATGCAAATGATAACGGACAATTAGGTAGAACATATTTCTTGGGTTGTTTAATGTCAGAATCTGCGGGTTCTACATACTTTAGCGAAGCTGGTCTACAAACTTCTGGAGAAAACAAAGCCGTGCCGATCGTTCGCGGCGTTATAATGGCAGCATCGGGTGTGTTATTGCTTTTATCGTCTACTCTTGCGAGTAACGTTAGTTCTGGAGCCCCGAGTTCTTCGCAAGTCGGTTCTACTAGCGTACAACTAAATGGAAATACTTTCGGAACCGTAACACTTGTTGACGGTACTATTCAAAAACAAGATTTCGTACTATTACTAAACGGACATCAAGGTCTAGACGTAAATTATCCAAACAAGATAACGGCATCTTTCGATCCAACATCTAATAATTATTTCGCCAACATTTTAAACAGAGATCCGTTTAAGTTACAAGAAGCTGGTTATTATCTTTACGCGAACTGGGATATTCATACCGCAATCGCTGAATTAACAGGCGCCGGCGTTCTTTCGTCTTCTCACGGAGCCAGTGCTAATGGATCTGTTTACTTTGGTAAGACTGGTGTAGAATCAAGCGCTTTTATAGTTACGTCGTCCATCGCTCGCAATACGTCTACGTCGACGATACCAAATTATGAAAGCTTTGAAGATCGATTTACGCACGCCGCCACACCAATGGTCATATCTCAGAAATTCGGCGGTAAACCAGTTAATCTCTTTAGATTTCACGCCATCGATGCGGGAGCTGATATTTCGACGCTTTACAAGATTTCAATTGAAAGTATTACGCCTTCTATAGACCCTAACAATAAATATGGTACCTTTACGATCAAGATTAGAAAGTGGAACGATAGAGATTCGTCTCAATCTCTAATCGCGAGTGGTGAAAGTTTTATCTGCGATCTTAATCCGTCTTCTACACGATATATCGCTAAAGTCATCGGAGACCTTAACGTGTATTACGATTTTGATAGAGACCTCGAAGAACAAAAGATTGTTGTTGAAGGTAGCTATCCTAATCGTTCAAACTATGTTAGAGTCGAAGTAACAGACGAAGTTCAAAATGGCTTTGTAGATTCTAGCGCGCTTCCAGTAGGTTACCGCGGCATTGCGCATCTTGTTACATCAGGTTCTGCTATATTTCAGCAATTACCAAACGTTTCGAATGACAAAACTGGTCCATCTGGTGGCTCAACTGATAGAAACGTTCTCCAAAAACTTACGACGCCTCCGTTGCCGTTGCGTAAAAAAATAACAGATGGTGTCGTCGGCAGCGCGACTGAAACTGCAAATGTTAATTTTTATTGGGGCGCGCAATTCGAACATATCGAAAATATTACTAAACCTAACGCTTCTGTGTTAAGAAATAGGTCGCTCGAATCTTTCGCTAAGTATTTTCCTAACTTCGCCACGACGAGTCAGAAATTTGTTGTTGGCAATAATGAAGGAACTGCAGATACGGCAACTAATGGTATCGTAGATGCTGATAGGTTCTGTAACAATCTTTTCTCGTTAGAGAATATAAAAGTTGTAACTGGTTCGACGAACCGCGCGAATCCGTTACAGTGGCATGAGGCGATATACGTAAGAAACGGCGTAATCTCTGCAGACGATACCGCTAAGACCCGTGCATTTGAATTAGAAGATCTTAACGAAACTTCGAATAGACGCTATGCTAAGTTTACCATGCTGCTTCAAGGTGGCTTCAATGGAGTTAATATCTTCGATAAAGATGAATCGAATATAACTAATAACGCAGTTTCATCCGATATGATTTTTGGAAATGGTCGTCTTCTCAACGATGGTCCAAACGTCAAGTCTTATATGAAGGCAGTCGACATAATGAAGAATACGACAAATATCGACGTGCAACTTCTTGTAGTGCCAGGTATTCGTCACCCGATAATTACAGATTATACAACAGTTGCTACTGAAGAGCGTTTTGATGCGTTATATATTATGGATGTCGAACAATACGTTGAAGACGGAACTGCAGAAGAATATGAAGTTAGATCCGACGAACAAATTGTTTCTGTTTCTCAAACTATAAATTCTTTCCGCAATAGAAATCTAGATTCGTCATTCGCTGCAGCTTACTTCCCCGACGTTCTTTACGCAGCACCCGATGGTAATAACTTGTTTGTTCCACCTTCAGTTCTCGTTCTTGGCGCTCTTTCACTTAATGATGCAGTTGGACATCCGTGGTTCGCTCCAGCAGGATTTGCTCGCGGGGCGCTTCCAATACAAGCTCTCGAAGGAAGAGTTAAATTAAAAGAAGAAGATCTTGATTCATTATACAATGAGCGTCTCAATCCAGTCGTCGGGTTTGTAGGTGCGCCAAAATCAGGTACCAATCCAGCTTCAGGTTTGGTTATCTGGGGTCAAAAGACACTTCAAATTGCCTCTTCAGCGCTAGATAGAGTCAATGTTCGTCGTCTTCTCATCGAGATTCGACGTCAGGTCCGCGAAATTGCCAATACAATTATATTTGAACCTAATCGTGAAGCAACTTTAGCAAGGTTTTCAGCTGCTGTTACTCCACGGTTACAGAGAATTCAAGCACTTTCGGGCCTTGAGAGATTCAGGGTTATTATCGATTCGTCAACAACGACACAAACTGACGTCGAGAATAACACCGTTCGCGGAAAAATCTTCGTTCAACCGACAAAGTCTATCGAATTCGTCAGCCTTGACTTCGTCGTGGCGAACAATGTGCAACAGGTTCAGTGAGAATTAAATGATGATAACACAAGATCAGTCGACAAGTATCATTAACGCAGAAATATCTGCGCCACTTCTGAAGACACAGAATAAGCGTTTCTTTGAGATCGTATGCATTGAAGATACGGATTCCATGTCACTCGATGATCTTATGTATTTCTCGAATGCCCATGTCTCTCTTTCAAAAAACATGAATGACGTTTTAAATTATCCAACGGACAGCAGCGCAACACACCATCACTGTGAAGAGATACGGGATTTTGGTTATCATCGACAGTCAGATATACTCCTTAGAGGTCGTTATTTATGCCGACAAGAACTAAGTCGACGATACTTTTGCCACGAACGTTCGCATGAATTATTGATTTCATAATAATTTTTCGACATACAGAATACTTAGAACAGGACAACAGGAGAACACCATGGCCGCAGAGACATTAGACGTTACATCGATGATTCCTAATAAGTTTGAACCAAAACGTAAGAACCGTTGGGTACTCATGATTGAAGGTATCGATGCATATATTATTAAAACGACAGCTCGCCCCACGATAACTACAGAAGAAGTTGAAGTTCCATTCATCAACTCCCGTAGATACCTTGCAGGTAAAACGTCATTTGGTACGATCGGCGTTACACTACACGACCCGATCGCTCCTTCTGGCGCGCAGCAGGTCATGGAATGGGTCCGCACTCATTTTGAGTCGGTTTCAGGCCGCTCGGGTTATGCAGACTTTTATAAGCGTGACATCCAACTCAAGCTCCTCGATCCTGTCGGCACCGTGGTGGAGCTCTGGGACATCAAGGGCGCGTTCATCACCGAAGCAAACTTCGGCGAAGTCACCTACGAAGACGGCGGCCCTATGGAAATCTCAATGACACTCCGTTTCGACAACTGTGTTCTACAATTTTGACGTCATCATTCGGCAATCGCAAAAGCGGTTATCAAGTATACAAGTCAAAAGGTCTGTGGTATATTACTTACCATGGACCTTTCATCTTTTAACTGCCCTGAATGTGGACAGTACGAAACGACTAAACTAGATTCTCTAAGAATTCATTGCCAAAAGAAACACAGCTTGCCAACTCGTAAGCTCTACGCGTTACTTTTCTTGCCTGAAGGTAAAGAACCGACATGCGCCTGTGGTTGTGGAGAGCCAACTAAGTTCTTGACTCTTCAAAAGGGGTTTTCAGAATATGTCTTAGGACATGCTGCAAGGGTCAATAACAACTGGGGTCACAATCTGGTGGCCCGAGAAAAAAGTCTTAAGAAGAGAAGAGACGAAGGACTGTGGGGTCGTGATCCGTGGAATAGGGGCAAGACGAAAGAGAACGACTCAGAATTTGCGAAGATCGCTGAAAGAGCCTACAACTCTGAAGAAGAAAAAATTAGAAAATCATCAATGATGAAAAGTCATTGGAAAAATGGCGTAATCTCATCTCTCACTGGTTCTGCTCATTCTCAGTGGAAAGGCGGCACATCTGCCCTACAGCCGCTCGTTCGTTCTCATCTGCACAGCGTCTGGGTATACCCGAAGTTGAAAGCCAGTGGGTTTCGTTGCACGACGTGTGGTTCGACCGACTCGTTGGAGGTGCACCACGATGGTGAGCGGTTTGCCAGTATTCTGTTTAAGGCTGTTCAGGAGTTAGGAGAACCAGGCGAGTCATTCGAGAAAAAACATTTAATTGCCGAGTGGGTTACCAACTACCATATTGAGAAGAATATTTCTGGTGTCGTCCTGTGCGATGGATGCCATGATGTGGAGCATGGTAGCGAAGTTTAGAGCTCAAGTGTATTTTCGTATTGTTTATTTTTTTTATTTACGTTAATAAAGTTTATGTTTATTATACATTAAGCTTTTTTATCGCTATAGCCCAAAAGGAAAAAATATGAGTATAGAAGATCGTGAACAGCGTAATGCAGTATTTTCTGGTAATCCCAGTGGTCAACCTCCTGCAGGTATCGATCCGCGCATGCCGATGCAGTCTGCTTCAGATAAGGTAAAAGCGGAATTTGGTTTGGATATTCCTTTAGAAACGGTACCATTACCATCTTCGGGTAAGGTTTATTCTCAAAATTCTTCTCTTTTTAATGTTGAAACGGTAGAGATTAGGTCGATGACAGCCCGCGAAGAAGATATATTGACTTCTAGAGCTCTTTTAAAAAAAGGAACTGTTATTTCTGAGTTGATTAGATCCTGTTTGGTAGATAGAACAATTTCGCCGAATGATCTTCTTAGTGGTGATAGAAATGCGTTGATGGTTGCGATTAGAATTACAGGATATGGGTCCGACTATAATGCCGAGATTGAGTGTAATGAATGTGGCGCCAAAACGCAACATGAATTTAATTTAGCTGATTTGCCCGTTCGTCGTTTGAGTCTTTCTCCAATTTCTCCAGGCGTTAATGTTTTTGAGTATGTACTTCCGAAGAGTCGTAAGAATGTAAAGTTTAGATTTTTAATGGGTCGTGACGAAGAAGAGATAATGGCGATGAACGAAAAGCAGAAAAAGCTAGGTTTATCTACAGAATCGAACATTACGACAAATTTGATGCACACCATCGTTTCTATTGATGGTATTGAAGATCGTGCTAAAATTTCTAATTTTATTAGATTGATGCCCGCTCGCGATTCTTTAGCATTACGTAATTACATTAAAGAAAATGAACCTGGCGTTTTGATGAAACAAGAGACGACGTGTTCAGCCTGTGGTCACACCGAGGAGGTTACGATACCATTGGGTATCAACTTTCTTTGGCCTCAATCCTGAAGATAAAGAAATATTAATTTTAGAACCTGCCTTTTTATTAATGTATTATGGCGGATTTTTGTGGAAAGAAACTTATAATTTGCCCGTGTCTTATAAGCGTTGGTTTGTCGAAAGAATAGGTAAAGAAATAAATAAAAGCAATTCAGAAAATGGTAGTTCACAATCACGTGCTTTACATCAAAACACTCCTGATGTTAGGGCGCTACAAGGAAACGTCAGGGCCCAGGTGCCGAGTCGTTTAAGACGATTTACATAAAAAAAGAGGTGATTTTTAATGTAGTGTGTTATTTAATAGCACAGCGCGAGGTTTTTGTGGAAAAGCAATCTCTGAATGAATTAAAAGTTAACTTATTGGGTAAAGTTTTTTTTGCTACGCTTGGGGCTTGGCTAGTAGGAAAGTTTGTTAATACTAAATTAAGAGGATCGAGAAATGAAATAGAAGCGGTCGGCAATGCGCTGGCCGCTTCTAGGCGTTTTCAAGATGAATTAAATAGACCTGGAGCAACGGTTGACTCTGTCGTTCAAAAGCTTGGAGTTAAACATATGTCTGCTTCAGAGTTTGAAAGAGTGTTAGGCGTTCCTTGGCCTCTTTGAATTTATAATTTGAGCGACAGTAGATGGCTAAAGGCAAAGGAGGATCAGGTCCGACCGTCGATCAGTTAAAACTGACTGAATCGATGTATGCGTTGATGGACAAAATGGCCGTCAGCTCCGAAAAAATTGCTAATTCTTTTGAAACGCAAGCAACTGCGTCAACAAAGATGGCCGAAAATATGAAGGGTATGGGTACTGGCGAAGTTGTAAGTCAATTAATGCAAGTCAATGATACCCTAAAACTGGTCGTTGATTCTTTAAAAAATCTACAGTTGAATGCTGTAGTGTTTGAAGAAATTTCTGACGGCGCGAATCTTGCTGCAGAGTCGACGCAACATCTTAATGATGAACTAACCGGAGCAGCCGCCTCCGCCGCCGCCGCCGGCGGGTCCATTAATAATTTAAACAATGGATTCAAAAAGAACATAGGAACAGCAAAAACTTTATCAGAACTTTTTGAAAATATAGGAGAATATTTAAAAGATAAACACCCTGGCGCAGTAGGCGCTGCCCTCGGCGCGATGAGTGGATTAGCACAATCGTTTAAAAATCTTTTTAACGTAGGAAGCGGTCTTTTAGGTTTTTTAGGTAATTTAGCTAGTAGTCTATTATCGATTGGAGCTTCTCTCTTGATGGTTCCAATTAAGATGTTTAATGCATTGACGGAGGCTGCTAATACCGCTGGTGGTGGTGGTGGTGGAGTATCTGAGTTAACTCAAGCGATTAACGACCTTCGAAAGGCCTTCGGCGCGTTGACAGATCCGACGAATAAAGCGATCTTGACCTTATCGAAATCTATGAATTCTCTAAAAATAGGTTCTATAAGCGCGCGCCAGGCCTTTGGTACTCAGGCCGAAATGATTAAATTAATGACGGAGTTGTTCGACGCTGGCGGGGCTGCTATAAGAAATTTTTCAAAAGAAATCGTGGATGGTAATGGCGCCGTTTTAGTATACCAGAAAGCGCTTGGTATTACGAACGAAGATATGGGCGCGCTGGCGATGAATTCGAAAATGCAAGGAAAAACGCTGACAAAAACCTTGAATGAGATCGCTAAGTATTCCGATCACATGGGTAAAAGATTCGGTATTGATTCAAAAATAATTTCACAAGGTATGGCCAAAGCGGCTGCCGATACTAAGAATTTTGGACATTTGTCGCAAAAAGAACTTGCTGTTGCAGTTGCTTATTCTGAAAAACTTGGCATATCAATTGACAAAATGGCTGGAATTTTCGACTCGATGTCTACTTTTGAAGACGCAGCCGAAGCTGTTGCAACTTTAAATTCTAATATGAATACGAACATCGATCTTAGCGAGGTCATGCAAGAAACTGAAGACGTTAAAATATTTGAAATATTTAAAAAAGGATTAAAAGATGCCGGCCACACAGTTGATTCAATGGATGCTAGAACAAGAAAACTTATAAAGACGA